CATCTCATCTATAAACTTTGAATAATATGTAAGGTTCTTGTATTCATCTTTGGCTTCGACCTCGAACACAATTCCATCGATTACCGGAAGCCCATATAGTCGCTTAATATTCGTATCAACGAACAATACAACACGGGATTTAATCTGCTCGACTGCACTTTTCCAATCATAGATGGTTTCAATAGTACATACATTTTCAACTCTTCTATTAATTAAAATCCTCATCTACTGTATATGAATATACTTTTATTTATTTTAATGATCATTCACGCGGTGTGGATCATCGGATTCCAGACATTCGGTTTATTCGTGTTACCGAAGAAACTATATTACGTGTATCCACTCGCATGTGCACTCGTGAGTCTACACTGGGTTATTTTCGATAATAAATGTATACTATCCGTTCTCGAAAACAAGGTTTCTGAAGATAAAAACAGTAATGACGACACGTTTGTATACAACGCGATACGCGACAAACTAGGTGTTCCCATATATACACAAAAAAGATTCCAGCACGCGATGATGACAGCGAGCTTTATGTATGTCGCATATATATACAGAAAAAATCCTAAGATTCTAGCACTGTGTCTCATGTGTTTATATTTAAATAGATGGGAAGTGTGGTCTAAAAATTTTCTATAGATGTAGTATGAGCGATTGTTATTATACGAAATCGTATACAATCGACAATGGGAATTATGATGGAGTTGTAGAGTGTACCTATGTGCTTCTCATGGAAAATTCAGAAAGAGAAGAACAAATCATACGACAGATTGAAGAAGCTCAAATTACTAGTCAAGTTGTACTCCAATATAATAAGGGATACAAAAAGTGTGAAAAATATTTACGAGTGAATAAACCGAATTACGATCTCGAGGATGCTTTGAAGAATAGTTTCAAACACGCACTCGAACAGGGGTATTCCAGAATTATCGTACTTGAGGATGATTGCCAGTTCGATGAACGTATCAGGGACCCCGTCGTCGTGAATGACTTACGCACATTTTTGGAGCGACGTGATCCACAAATATATAATTTGGGAACCACGATTTCATTAACTTCACCTATTGATATTCTCCTCCACAAGAGGAATCAGCGCTTGTTATACACCACATGCGCTCATGCTGTAATTTACAATAAAAAGTATATGGATAAAGCAATACGCCGTAACTTTATGGCGGGTCATGTAGATTTTGAGATGAATAGAACTTGGTCCAAGTATACGTACACGTATCCACTCGCATATCAATTACTTGAGGATACGGAAAATAAAAAAGAGGGCTGGGGTTATGTAGCATTCATAGCCGATATTCTATTTAAACCTTTAAAGTTGGATACACAAGTACAACCTGGGTTTGACCGTCTCAAACTCACATTTGACTACGTGAGTATCATGTTATTCTTATTATTGTTATTCTATATAATACGAATTAAAAATTATATCAGGTAAATATAAGATGCCTCTCAGCGATGCCGCCATTACAAAAAAAGTCGGACAGTTGCGTAAATCTGAGGGTAAAATCTACGCACCCCTCAAATATTTCAGGGGGGTCGAAACTCTCACAGGGGTTGAGACACGTTATAAGAAAATGCTCAAGCGAGACTATACCAAGTTCCGAACGGACAAGGGACAGGTTACAAAAACTTCCTCCTACACCCAAAAATTTAGGAAAATGTATCCGGGAGCTAAATCCCTCCCTGAAATTGCTAAGGCTACTAGGATTCCTCTGAGGACTGTGAAGACCATCTATAACAGGGGGCTCGCTGCGTGGAGAACCGGGCATCGTCCGGGAGCCTCTCCACAAGCGTGGGGGTATGCTAGGGTCCATAGTTTCGCCACTAAGGGGAAGACCTACTTTACGGCGGATAAGGATTTACGGTGATTATCCTGGAATGAGAGTACATTTCCTTGTATCAACGTCATCACGCGCGTTCGTACATACACAAATCCAATACAAAGACGTCAACCCCAAAAACGCAATCGGAATAATCGCTACACTGAGCATTAGTATTAATTTATAATTTTAAATCCAATGATCAGTATATGATTTATAGAACTTAAGTCGCAGAAAGTTATATCTTTTTTCATCTAAAAACATGCAAACCAACAACATGCAACACGTCGAATTCCCCATCCCCGATAAGGGTACCCCCCCCACGTTCAGTTACCTAAAGAACTTTGGGGACGGAAGCTGGAAACTACATGCAATCCAGCGAAACGACACCACATGGAAACCCGAGGAATACCGCAAGACCATCCAGAGTATTTTTTCGAACATATTAATCTCACCTTTCGTGGGTTCTCTTCAGCCGGATGGTGTAACGACCCACCTCCTGGACGGTTCGCATCGCACCCTCGCGATGCAGCGTTTCGTCAACAACGAGTTCGAGGTCTGTGCGCCGAGCACGAATCAACCGTCCTTCTACAAGGATTTACCTGAAGTGGACAGGAAGATCTTCGACGACCGTAGGCCTCTTCACACCTTTGTATATGAGAACCTCTCGAAGGCTCAAGAAGAACTGGTGTTCTTTCGTCTCAACATCGGGCTCCCACTTTCCGCTGGTGAAGCTGTTCGGGCGTTCCACACGATTCCCATTTGCGTTCTCGCCTCTGAACTCTCTGCGAAGTTTGATTCGATCATTCAGGATTCGATTTGTCGAGCTATCACGAAGAAGAATGAACGCCACGACGCAACCTCGTGGATGCTCCTGATTCTTCAGAATTTCCATACAGGCAAGGTTATACTTGGGGAAAACCCCGGTCCTTCGAAGCAGATTGAGAATCTCGAACGTTGTGAGCAATACAGGGACGCGACGATCGTTCAAGAGAAATTGACGAATCAGGTGGCGTTTCTCATGGATGTCATCAAGAATAGACCCATCAAAAATAAGCTTCCTTCGTACGTACTTCCCACGGTACAAGGTATTATGATGCGATACCCTATGGTGAGTACTGATAAGATAAGAACCTTTCTGTCTGACGTGTTCGAGAAGTTGTTGCCGACCAACCCACTTGTTGAAGAATGGAACCATCAGGCGCGTGGCAAACAAAGTAACCCCGCACTGCCGACAAGTTGCGAAAAGCGTGTGGAGATATTCGGTAAATGGTTGGTTAAATTGTTATAAGAAAGTAAAATATGAGCTTAAGTCGCGTCGCGATATACAAATATCCGAGAATGTCATTCCCCCGCTCAATTGAAGACATTCATAAAACGATCATCCCTCGCATTCGCACTCGAATGCCTTGGGATCGAATTGTAACCCGGGGTGGTCGGACTCAAGCAGCTGAGAGTGAGTACATCTATCACCTCAGACAGGCGATCATTGATGAAGGTGGCTCAATCACCGAGTATACCGGGACGCAGCAGTCGAGGGATATTCGTGGTGTTAAGTACCCGGGTATTGACGATCTCTTTGATTACGAAGGTAAGAAGATCAATGGTAGAACTGGCAATTTTTGTCTGAATGATACTCTTCCGAAAGGAGATAACGTCTATTATATATTTCTTCGAGTCGGTGGACAATCAGTTGACATCTGTAAAGCGAATGAGCTCGCAAATGATGAGTATGTCACACCGGATCATTATTCTACGGCACTCGACGAATTGAGTGATTGTGTGGAGAGATTGCGCTCTAGGGGTAATTCCGCTGATGTCTCCAACTTCCAGGAACTGTTCCGTATGACGGTAAAGCTCTTGGAGGTCGCAGTAAAGTCTGGGATGATGTCACTCTACGACTATGGTCAATTATTTAAATTTGCAACGACGTTTGGATATTTCAAATCTAGACCTCGTCCCAATTGGTTCCTATCTAGTAATGCTATCAACGAGAGATCGACTCAACAATCTTCTGAATCAGAGGTGGAGGAACAGCGTTCCCCAACTGAACAACCCGATCCTTTGGTGACCCCTCCATTATATAGTCCTTTGGAAACCCCTGTATCTGTTTGAGTTCATCAACTGTATACGGTCGCAGGTAATACTTATCGCCAACCTTTTGAGCCACAAATAGACGGGGTTGGTGATCATACGTAGATATTATAGTTTTGCTAGGCATTTTAATATCAACAATTTCACAATGAATCGCTGAAACTCTCTTACCAAATGAAAATCCATATTCACCAACCTGTTTTCCGTTATATTCAAGGTTTCGTTGTTTACATCTATCTATGAGATACGGGTGAACTACCCCGCATGGCTCACCCTCCCCAATCAAAATACTATCCTCCTCAACTCCCGCCTTCTCGATCAAATCCTTTGGAACTTCGATCGTTCCATCCATACTGAATTCAAGAATGTTCTTGAGGGAAACATCCACATCGACTTCATCCGGCCATTTGTGTACATACGTAGGGTCTTTCCATCCGACAATAATCAACCGCTCGCGTTTCTGAGGTACTCCATACTTCACAATCGGGAACAATTTATGTTCACACGTGTACCCAATATCCTTGAAAGCCTGTTCAATGACATCAATAAAATTTTCACCCGTACTCGTTTTCCGTGAAAGTAGACCCTTTACATTTTCACCTATGATAAATTCAGGCTCGATACATTTGGTTGCGCGGACAAAATCAAGATACAACTGGCCTCTCATATCATCCGCGCGTTTCTTACCCGCATTTGAGAAACTCTGACACGGAAACCCAGCGAAAATAACCTTCACATTCCCCTTCAACTCCTTGAATTTCTCATCGGGTATCTTTGTAATATCAGTACCTATACACTCAGAATTGGGAAAGTTAGATTCGTGTGTTTTACAAAACGGTTTCTTAATTTCTGAGTACCATTTAACATCTAATCCCGCACTCTTCATTCCTAGGGTATCACCCCCACACCCCGAAAAAAGTGAGAGTGCGCTCATATTCATACATGACGTTTATTGTTTAAGCTTTTAAAATCGTGCCATAAATATATAGGATGATACTCATAGACCAAATAGGTCGGTACCTCTCAAAAGATATAATGTTACCGATACGATGTTACGCGACTAAAAAGCAACTCGTGTCTGTAAAGGATTGTTGTGAATGTAAGATATTCTGTAAGAAACCACCAAAGGGTTCAGCACCTGCGGTAGTATTAATAACTAATTCTAACCCCTAACTCTCTTCATTCCCTCTTCACGGACAATTGTATCGACACATTTAACCTCCTCTTTCGTCCATTCGGGTGCACCATATAAAGTTTTGAACCTGGTATACATTTTCCCCCTACCCGTAAAGTCGTAGGCAACTAGTTTTGTATCCAGATCATCCGTTTTCACACCATGGCGACCAAAATAAGGCCAGTTGTTGAAATTGAGACGAAACGTCTTGTATCCCCCTCCATCTTGTTTCACGCGAACACCACCCTCACAAACAGGTTCGGGTTCGAACTCGTGGTGGGGCATGGCAGCATTCATCTTCTCGACAATGTTCAAGATGTTCCGCATGGTGAAAGATGCACCAATCTTGTACACGGGTTCGATATCGAAAGTACGAGACATTTTTTTGTTGGAAATATGACGGGAAGTGACTTCACTTAGGTTTAATTATTACAATTCTAGGGTCTAGAGTCTATTCATACTCACATGAAACTCGAGTTTGTCCCCATGACGCGCAGAGAGACACTTAATGTATGTCTCCAAGTCGCATGGGGCGCAGTTTTCTTCGTACACCACACCATCAGGGGTTAAGAGAGTGGGTTTAACGAATACAGGACCTCCAATTACTGTGATTGGGCGAGTCTCATATCGACCTTCACTATAATAGGGTACGATGTGAAAGGCGACAACGGGGTGTTTGGAAAGGACAAATTGTCCATTTTCAATATCGTTAAGGGAGAGCACATAGTTTCCGGGTTCAGCTTTGATGATGGTACCGTTTTTCATTGTGAGATGGGAATATTCATGGAAGTGACTTCACTTAAGTTGATTTAAAGAACACAAACGATCATATTCAAATGGATATGTCCAGTCTGTCTAAAATGGATCTTTCCAAGATTCCCAAAAACCTGTTAGATATACTTCAACAGAAAGAACTCTCAATGGCTCAGAAAATGGTGGCATTTAACATGTTCGTGCCAAATTTACCAGCTAGCCCTGAACACGATAAGGCGTATGACGATAACCTAGAGGTTGGTCGCAAGATTAAGCGTCTTGTGGATGAGGGGAAGATTCGTATAGGTGGATTTGATAAAAATTCCAAACTTGAAATAATTATCAATTAGTTATACCTTTTAAAATTTTATCATACCCCTTCTTTCTGGTTAGTAACATCGGTGTCCAACCGCTATGCGATGCCTTGTTGATGTCCGCACCCGCATCGGTCAGTATCTGCACAGTTGTCTCGTGGCCATATTCAATAGCGTGTAACAAAGGCGTCCAACCAATATCATCAGTCTCGTCAATGTCCACACCCGCCGCGATCAGGGCCTTCACTACCCCATCGTGACCATTTCCAGCGGCCATGGAGATTGCCGTCTGACCAATATGATTACGCACGTTTATGTCAGCACCCGTCTCGATCAATGCTAGTACCTCTTGCAGATTGCCGAGTTGGGCGGCTATTGAAAATGTTGTAAATATCATATTTATAGTAAGTCTAACATCCTTAAGTCCTACTCATGTTGTCGCAATACAGCTTCAATTTCTAGTATATTTTCCCTGAGACGCTCGTGATCACTCATTGCTATATCAAGCATTTCCCTCCCATCGTCCAAACGTGACATCTTTCGTTGGTTATCCGCATCCAGATATTTTCGAAAGAACGCATGGGGGTTGGTAATCGAATTACCAACGACAGCCTCAAGTCCTTCGAATGTAAGCGTTTTGAGGTTCAGGTTATGCCGTTCAGATAATTCACTGATCGCGTCTCTTTTCACACTCGCCGTAATACGTTGCCGGATCTTCGTAGATGCCAGTACATGCCGAATCTGTCGAATTTGAATAATGAGACGGTGAAGTCTATCCGACATCGCCCGACTTCTCGCGGTTAGGTCGTCTCTGGTTGTGGTGACCTGTTTTGGGATGGTTTTATGGAGATCCATCATAAGGTTGCATAGCTTCAAGTAATCCCCATCGGAGATTGACTGGGAGTTATGGTCAATGATAGACATCATGGTGGTAAGCGATTCCATTATGATAAGTATTATATTTTTAATGTATTCAGTGACTGACTTAGGCCCTATATGAAAAAGCGTTCATCCCCACGTTTTAACCTATACATATGGTCGTAAGCATGGAGGGTAACAACCGCAAGAACTCCAGTGGACAAGATGCCTTTATTCATTTTACGCACAGACCAGGCGTATGCGATCAACAATGAAATGATTACCGCCTGAATGAATGTAACAGTCGGCAGTACAAAACGAGTTTCCACTGTTTGTACTTTTTCAGTTGGCTCTGGTGTGTATTTTTCCATTCGCGGATAACCGGGCATTTTTATTTTATACTGAGAAATTAATGCGAGAGTTCTTATTGGCACCAATACTACTCACTCTTTATGATTATCTGAAATCACCTATAGATTTATTATACTTTCAAAAACCAATGAGACCATTGATTGGTATGAGAAACACGCTCATAGATATCATACTTCATAAATCCGAGTATAATACCGCACATTATCCAAGTCTTTGGTACGTAAAAGCAAATTACACTAAAATTTTAGATGAATATGAAAAGGGTATCGCGACCGCAAACAAGAAATACTTCCATGATCTCGACCAATGGTTCGAGAAGAATGATGGCTACTATTATTACGAAGTCAAAGATTTTCCAGAAATTCAGAATATTATCGATGCAGTTCCGTGTGTAGATAAAGAAAATGCCAAATTCGCCGTCATAGAGGGTCCCATGACTATAGCGCCACATCGCGCGGAGAGTAACCTCCTTTTGAGATATCACCTTACGATGAAAGGTGGTGACGATTGTATACTCTACACATCAAACGATACACATAAACACGAACCGAGAAATGATTTTTTATTTGATCACTCACGCTTTCATAGTCTTGTTAAACGCGGTCACCAGACACGGGTTGTGCTTATTTTAGATATTCATAGGTTTAATTAACGACTCTTTCAATCCTTTTGTAGGATATGTCTCTGAATATTTTCTTCTGTATCATACTGGTCGGGGTCGTACACGATACCACTTTGAACTTGTGTGGTATGAGTCGATTTTTTAGACTTACTCGCGTTGGGTTTTGTGAAGCCACGGGGTGTGTTAATCTCTGTATCATACTGAGCAGGGTCTACGACTGCGCGAGTTTTGACACTACGCATGGAAGGAATCATAAAAGTGAGCGTGAGGGGCATTTAGTATACATGTACTCTATTCTTTATCATCTGGGCGAATAGCCCATTTATCTTCACGGTGGAATTTTTCATGATCAATCTATAAAAACTAAAGAAATCTATTCTAGAAATCGTACACCTTTAATCCCCAATCGGGTCTTCGGTTTCACCCCATTCTGTGTGTAATTCACATAAAAATTGATCAAGACCAGGATACACAACTTCCTCATCCAACTCTCTCAATTGTTGATGAAATTGTGCGCGATGTCGGTCTGCTTCTGTATCTACATCTGATGGTAGAGTGTCATTGTCACGGAAGAAGAAATTATCTGTGCTTAGGGTCATTGGACCGTTTTGGTCTATAAGAAATGAAGGTGGTTTCACAAGTTCTCGTAAATTTTTAATAGTGTCACACATCTCGATGTAGTCCCCCTCTGGGATTTTATCAGAGTTCTTATCAACAAGTTCCATGAGTTTGTGAAAGAGATCCATCCCGAATAGCTGGTGACTAGTAGGTTCGCCGAATGTATACGTAAGTGGTGAATCAGGTGAAGGTGGGCGCATAATTTTTATATATACGTAATCTTACTTAAGTTCATTCTGTCGTTAAGGAATTAATTATTATACTTAAGTCGCATCGTGATATATAAATATCAACAACTCAAAATGTCTGGCCCCATGAACTCTCACTCTATCACCGACTACATCCTCAAGCTCGAGAAGGAGAACTCCGAATCTCGTACCAGGATTAAACAACTCGAGAAGGAGAACTCCGAATCTCGCACCAAGATTGATAAACTCAAGACGTTGTACACCCAAGCCGAAGATGAAAAGGTTGATGCTCTCAGTGCACTCACTGATTTCAAGTACAAGACCAACTGCCTGTCTAAATCCAGCTACACGGACTCGACTGCGAGGGTTTGTGGTAAATCCCCATACTGCAAAACTCGTGCAAACGGTGTGATCGTCGAGCGTCTTCTGGAATTGGGTGAAATGACATCCGATTTCTACAAGACGGGTGCATACCATTGTGCGGCGGATACGATCGCCAAACTGGATTATGTAGTTGAAAGTGGTGAAAGTGTGCGCCATCTCACTGGCATTGGTAAGAGCATTTCAGCTAAAATTGACGAGTGTCTCGAAGAAGAAGACTCCGACTACGAGGCTTCTGAGTGTTCGGACAGTGAATCGGTCACCTCAAACGATCTTTCGGAAGAAGTCTCGAATACGCATGAATTGTTTTCATCGAGTGATGACGATGTTAGCGATGCATCTTCATACGATGACTACCGCGTGACATTCCACACGAATGTAATCATCGCTGATGAACTCGCTAACCTCGGCGCACTCGAAAAGTGTGCTGGAGCGAGTGACTGGAAGGTTAAGGCGTATACGAAAGCGGCTAAGTTGATTGATAACTTACCCCATGAAGTGCTGAACGGTACCGACCTTATGAAGTTGGATGGTATCGGTCAGGGGATTGCTGATAAGGTTGATGAGATTATTCAATATGGGACGACGAGACGCGCACACGATCTTAAGCAGGCATACCCTGACAAGTGCAATTAGATCCACGATGCGGGTCTCTTCTTGAAACGTGGCTGTCGTTTATGAAATCTGTGAAGTAAAAAACCACAAAAAATAGTCACTGGTAGCATTTTTATATTACAATTTTTTATATGAAGACGCATCATCATAATCAATATACTCCTTCTCTTCTGTATCGTAAAACGCGTCGCTATCCTCAATTAACATCTGTCTCACCACATCGTATAATACATTGGTTAATGCGAATTTATACGCGAGAAATCCAATGAATGTCGCACCGTAATCGAAATCAAAACTAAACGGGGCATGGTTCCACATACTCTCGAAGATCGCAGTTCCCACGGGAACGAGTATCTGCGTTTGAAACGGTGAATGTTCGATATCATCGACATGTTTACTCAACGTATTCAGGTACATGAGTGAAGTAACCGCGCCGAGCGTCGCCGACACACCCTCAACAGCCCCCTGTGTGATAAAATAGGATGATGCGATAGCTGTCCCATACCCGATAGTTGTTCTACGGAGATTAGTCTTTAGCCTATCATATTCTGTCTTCACAACCGGCGTCGGTTTAATAGTCGTCGCAAGAGTGAGCATTATATACTATACGTATTATATCTTTACACTGTATTATTGTAACACTTAAGGTTATTCACTATATATTATATATGATTCCTAAAGTTATTCATAAAATTATTATTGTAGATGATGGAAAAATTCCAAAGTTTCCGGATGGTATGAAAAATGCACTTGAAACATTCTATCGAATGAATCCCGAGTATAAAGTTAAGATATATTCAGGTAATGACTGTATCGAATACATAAAAAAATATTACGACGAAGAGATACTCGCAGCATTTAACACGATCAAACCTTATTCATATAAATGTGACTTGATGCGCCATTTAATTTTATACAACGAAGGTGGGTGGTATTCTGACATTCGACAGGTTTGTATTGAACCAATAAAAATACTTTCTTCATATAATAAAGAGTATTATACCAGTATTGATTGTCCACCAAATCAAACTTGTATGTACACAGCTTTCATAGGCTCAATAGCGAAACATGATATATCTAAAAAAATGATAGATCTCGTATTGTGGAATGTCAGACAGAAACATTACGGTTTAGATTGTCTATACCCAACCGGCCCAGGTGCGTACATGAACGCTACTATTGATTATGTTCGAGCATACCCGGAAAAGTGTATGATCGGACAACATACTGCAGATGAACACATTATGTTTGCAAAACAGAGGTTCATAAAATGTAAATATAATAATGCGAGAGGAGCAGATAATTCAGATATTAAAGGTGGAAATGATTACGGTGAAATGTGGAGAAAGCGTGACATTTATTTAGTATAATCTACAGCTTTATCTCTAGTGGAATGGAGTTCATGATTTCTTCACTTGTTTTAACAAGTTTATACTTCCCATCGGTGTGAATTCCTTCGTCGATTAGTTTTTTAAATTTTTTCTCATCCAGATCTTCGGCACCCTTGTCATAACAATGTGAAAAATTATAAATCTTATTCGCTATGAAATTTTCGTCTCCGAATGAAGAGAGATGCCACCCAGCATTCTTATAATGGGATACACTCCATCTCATATCTCTCAATTTTTGTGGTGATACCCGCATTAACAATTCTCTTGTAGTGATAACCGTACCATACCATGGTTCAAGTTCTTGAATATAATTAAAATTGTACTGAAATGCGATCATGTTATACGAGCACATCTTTACGTTAGATGGTAATCGTAGAGCATATCTATTTGGAATTTCGTCTACATCTGATACCATGACAATGTCATCATCTTTAAATTCATCTAGACCTCGTGTGATACAATTCCGTTGAAAATGTTCACGTGTCCATGGATCTTTATCTGTCGGATTATCTTCAACGATGATATGTATGATTTTATCATTCCATTCTTTGAATATATCTTTATTATTTTGATAATAAAGTTCCTTTGGAGTACCTCTGAATGTTGATGTAGATTCTACTAAAACAAATTTATCTACAACGCCGTCAAGGTATCTCAATCTTTTTTTTAAAATATCTATTTCATTGTAAAATATAAAACAATCTACAAGCATATATTAGTTCACATTTCTATCTTTTAAGTCTATCTTCACGATCGAAGAGTTTTCAAACCCAGATGCATTTTCTATTGATTTTTTCACACAAAATTCACGAAGAGCGTTTGAAACGTCACTACCATGCCTACAGTCGTGACACAATATGATCCCATCTTTCTTCATTTTTGGTAGAATCGCGTTCAAATCCTTCAATACCCCATCAAACGTATGATCACCGTCTATGAACGCAAGGTCTATACTCTCATCTCTATGAATATTGAGTGTGTACGCACTGTCACCACGAATAGGGATAACAATGTTTTGTAATTTATTGTTCAATACGTTTTCATAAAAAGTATAAAAATAATCATCAACTCCAGTTGGTGGACGCGTACCCGTCGCTGTAATGTCGTCTATATTTTCAAACCATATATCGTGACAGTATACAGTCGAACCATACTTACTCGACAATCCAGCAAGAACGCCACTACACCCTAGATAACTCCCCGTTTCTACATATTTACTGTTCATGGGTAGTTGAATATAGTGGTTCAGGAGTATATTCGTATCAGATTCATTTAATGTACCCTTGACACCGTTCACATAAGTATATGCCATATCATCATCAGTAACTTCAAATTTTAGATCCATATATTAATAGTACTCCAAAACCTTTAAGAGTATGATAATAAAATGTTTCCTAATAACAAAACACACAAGATGAAATATTCCGCAGAAATGGGATTACCGATTATACTAGTATTGATGCTCGTCGCCGCCGTGACCTTTTTCGT